AAGAAGAAAGATTGAAGACGAATTTAAAGAAGTATTGAGATTAATGAATTTCAATACCAGAGGGCACGACATTTTTAGAAGATGGTATGTTGATGGCCGAGTTTACTATCATAAGATTATTGATAGAAATTCACCAGTAAAAGGTATCACAGAACTTAGATACATTGACCCTCGTAAAATCAAAAAGATTAGAGAATTAAGAAAAAGAAGACCAGACGGAGTGGCAGTACCAGTTGGTGCTGGTATGGCTGATGAGTTTGAAGAATACTTTTTATTTAATGAAAAAGGTGTTACTAACTCAACTACTGCTGGTATTAAGATTGCCGTTGACGCAATTGCATTTACACCATCTGGTTTAATTGACCAGAATAAAAATATGGTGTTGTCTTATTTACATAAGGCAATTAAACCTGTCAATCAGTTAAGAATGATTGAAGACGCAACTGTTATTTACAGAATTGCAAGGGCACCAGAAAGAAGAATTTTTAAGATTGATGTAGGTAATTTACCTAAAGTTAAGGCTGAACAATATCTTAGAGATGTTATGGCCAAGTATCGTAACAAATTAGTTTATGATGCAAACACTGGTGAAATTAGAGATGACAGAAACTATATGTCTATGCTTGAGGACTTTTGGTTACCAAGTAGAGAAGGTGGTAGAGGTACTGACATTACTACATTACCAGGCGGTCAAAACTTAGGTGAGATTGCAGACATTGAATACTTTAGAGCAAAACTTTATCGTTCTCTAAATGTACCAGTAAGTAGATTAGAAGGTTCACAAGGTTTCAATCTTGGCCGTTCTACTGAAATTACAAGAGATGAATTAAAGTTTACTAAATTTGTTCAAAGATTAAGAAAGAAATTTACTGAGTTATTTAATGACATTTTAAGAACTCAATTAGTCTTAAAGAAAGTTATCTCAGATGACGATTGGCATATTGTTAGAGATAGTATGATGTATGATTTCTTACAAGACGGACATTTTGCTGAACTAAAAGAAAGTGAAATGTTACTTGAAAGAATACGAATTGCGGACTCAATGAGAGATTATGTTGGTAAATATTATTCAGTAGAGTACATTAGAAAGAATGTGTTGAAACAATCTCAAAGAGATATTGAAGAGATTGACGCACAGATTAAACAAGAAGTTGAAGATGGCATTATTGCTGGACCGGAAGAAGATACCGGTTCTTTGACTTAATTAGGAGAAAACAATGAGTGAACATGTTAAAAAATTTGTAGATGATTTGGCAGCTGGTCAAAATGCGGATGCAGGCGAAGCGTTTAAAGATGCGTTAAGAGATAAAGTAGCAACATCTTTAGACCAAGCAAGAGTAGATATTGCAAAGAATATATTTAATGGAACTGAAGCAGAACATATCAGCGACCCTAAACCAGAATACGCAGGTCCAAATGATAGAACAGACGCTATCTTTGATGACCAAGGACAACAAATTGAGTTTGAGCCAAATAACAATCCACAGCCAGAAGCTGAGGCACCGGCAAATGAAACTCAGTAACTTAATGTCAGCACCAATTGACACTAAGACTTTTAATGAATTGCCACCTTTACATAAAGAGGTGGTCACTGACTTCTTTAAAGTATTAGATAAAGAAGAAGGTAATGTAATAGATAAACTTGAAACGGCAGTTGATAAGACTGCTAGTTTTCATAATGTTAATACAGATGTGTTGTACAACTATATTGATAAAGAAGTTGACGCACAATTAGGAGTATAAACAAATGGCATGGGTAACTGTTCCAGGTTCAAACGGAGTTTGGGAGTATGATAACGCTGCTACTATCAGCGACACATATCCGGATTCAGCTGATGGTGCAAACTCAACTATCTCTGGTGGTATAAGAACATTTACAAAACCAGATGTTGGTGGTACAGTGCAAGTTTATATTAAAACTAGAAAAGTAGGTGAAACTACTTTGCGTGGTGAGTTATCAAAAACTTTTTATGACAGCACTTCAGGACATATAGGATAATAAAATGGCAGATACAGTAAGTACACAGACAATTGTAGATACAACTGGTGTTAAGTATGTAACTAAATTAACTAATTTTTCAGACGGCACAGGCGAGAGTTTAGTTACCAAAGTTGATGCATCAGCTACAACATTTATGACCGAAGACGGTACTAAGAAGATTAGTAAAGTATGGTATTCTGTCAATACAACTAACAACAAATCAGCGGTTGAGTTATTGTGGGGTGGAACTACTAACGCAACTGCTCTAATATTATCTGGTAATGGTTATTGGGACTTTAGAGATGCAGGCAATGAACTGCCAAATAATGCGACCAGCCCTACCGGAGATGTACTACTTTCAACCAGAAACTTTGCAAATGGTGACAACTACACAATTATTGTAGAGTTTAGGTAAAAAGTTGTATAAATATTAGATACAAAGCAAAGAGAGAGTAATATGAAGTTAATTTCGGAAGAAGTATTAGACGCACAATATATCGTTGAAGAAAACGAAGGTAAGAAAGAATACAAAATTAGAGGTATTTTTCTACAGTCTGATATTAAAAACAGAAATGGTCGTATCTACGAAAACGCTGTACTATCAAAAGAGGTAGACAGATACAATAGAGAATTTATCCAAAAAGGCAGAGCATTTGGTGAGTTAGGTCATCCTGACGGACCGACTGTCAACTTGGAAAGAGTTTCGCACATGATTAAAGCACTTACTCCAGAGGGTAAGAACTTTATCGGTGAAGCGAAAATCATGGACACTCCATACGGTAAGATTGTAAAAAACCTTATTGATGAGGGGGCAACACTTGGTGTTTCTTCTCGTGGTATGGGTTCCTTGGTGCAAAAAGGTGGTGCTAACTATGTTGGAAAAGACTTCTACTTAGCTACTGCTGCCGACATTGTTGCAGACCCTAGCGCTCCAGACGCTTTCGTTGAAGGTATTATGGAAAGCAAAGAATGGGTATGGAATAATGGTATATTAGTTGAAAAGGATATTGAAGCTTGGAAGAAAGAAATCCAGAGTGCTAAAGCACGAGCTTTAGATGAAGCAAAGGTAAAAGTGTTCTCGGACTTTCTTAGAAAACTTTAAAGTTATAAATATCAATAAGAAAGAAAAATTAATTAATTTTTTTAAAATATAAAAAGGGAGATTTCTCAATGGCCGATACAGAAGCTAAAAATTTAGAGGCGTTAGAGGCAGAAGCGGTGGCGGAAGCAGCTGCAGATGCTCCTAAAAAGAATGCTGTAGCGGCTGAGCCAACTCACCTGTCAAATGAGGCAGAAGATTTAGGTCCAGCTGTGGTAAAACCAACAGACAGCAATCCTGACGCAACTAAAAAAACTAGTAAAGTTTCTGACAAAATTAGCGCTACTGCTGACAAGGGTGGAACTCCAGACACAGCTGGCAAACCGGACACGGACGCTGGCGTGACTAAGATTTCACATCCAGGTCAAAGTGCTAAAGTCGAAGAAACTGAAAAGTCAGATGAAGAAGTTGTTAACGAAGGCGAAATGCCAGACGGTCTAAAAAAATACTTAGACAAAAAGGCAGACAAGAAAGACGACAAAGAGGAAGGTTACGGAATGAAAACCGCTTCAAAACATATGAAGAAGGAAGAAATTGATGTAACTGAACATGTTGACGCTCTTGTTGCCGGCGAAGCAGATTTATCTGAAGAGTTTAAACAAAAAGCTGCGACAGTATTCGAAGCTGCTATTAAATCAAAAGTAGCAGAAATTGAAGAATACTTGGAAGCTGATTACAATAAGAAATTCGAAGAAGAAACTTCTAAGAATAAAGCTGAGTTAGTTGAAAAAGTGGATTCATACTTGAACTATGTAGTTGAAGAATGGATGAAAGAAAACGAACTTGCTTTAGAAAGAGGTATCAAAGGCGAAATCGCTGAGGACTTTATCTCAGGTCTTAAAAAGTTGTTTGAAGACCATTACATTGATGTTCCAGATGAGAAGTACAATGTATTGGAAGACCAAGCATCTAAGATTGAAGACTTAGAGAAAAAACTCAACGAAACAATCGAAAAGAATGTTGACCTTAAAAAACAAAATTCTGTTTTCGAAGCAAAGCAAATCATTGCTGAACAAGCATACGATTTAGCAGACACTTCAAAAGAGAAGTTTTTTAAGTTGACTGAAGAGATTGAATACTCAGACGCTGAAGATTTCAAAAACAAAGTAGCTACTATTAAGGAAAGTTATTTTGGTAAGAAATCAGAAACATCTGAGCAGCTAGATGATGTGGCGGCAGGTTCGTCAACAGATAATGTTGACTTATCAAATGCAATGGCTGCTTATACTGCTGCTATTAGTAAAACTAAAGACATGAAATTGTCTATTAAGTAATAATATAGGGAGAAAAATACATGTATCTTTCAGAAACACATGAAAAGAAATGGCAGCCTGTCTTAGAACATCCTGATTTACCAGAAATCAAGGATTCTTACAGACGAGCCGTTACATCTGTTATCTTGGAAAACCAAGAGAGAGCTCTAGCTGAAGACAGAGCTTATATGACAGAAGCTGCTCCTACAAATGCGACAGGTTCATCTGTAGCGAATTGGGATCCAATCCTAATTTCGTTAGTAAGAAGAGCTATGCCGAATTTGATTGCGTATGATATTGCTGGCGTTCAGCCAATGACTGGACCAACTGGCCTTATCTTTGCAATGAGAAGCAGATATACTAACCAAACAGGCGCTGAAGCAATGTTTGATGAAGCAGACACAGATTTCTCAGGTAGAAATGCTGCTGGTTCAGCTGTTGATGGTTATTCATCTACAGCACATTCAGGCGCTCCTAACAACAATCCAGGTGCTCTAAACGACAGTCCATCTGCTGGTACTTTCACAAAAGGTACTGCAATGACAACTGCCGCTGCTGAAGCATTAGGTGATGACGCTGGTAACGCTTTCGCTGAAATGGCATTCTCAATTGAGAAATCAACTGTGACTGCTAAGTCGAGAGCTCTTAAAGCAGAATACACTATGGAACTTGCACAAGACTTAAAAGCAATCCATGGTTTAGATGCTGAAACAGAACTTGCGAACATCCTATCTGCTGAAATCCTTGCGGAAATCAATAGAGAAGTTGTTAGAACTGTATATATCAATGCAGAAAAAGGTGCTCAAACAGGCAATGTAACAACTGCCGGTATCTTTGACTTAGACACAGATTCCAACGGAAGATGGTCAGTTGAAAGATTTAAAGGTTTGATGTTCCAATTAGAAAGAGATGCTAACAGAATTGCACAAAGAACACGAAGAGGAAAAGGTAACATGATTATCTGTTCTGCTGATGTGGCTAGTGCATTACAAATGGCTGGTGTCTTAGACTACACTCCTGCATTAAACAACAATCTTAATGTTGACGACACAGGCAATACTTTTGCTGGTGTATTAAACGGCAGATTTAAAGTGTACATTGACCCATACTCAGCAAATAGCTCAGCAACACAATACTATGTTGTTGGTTACAAAGGTACTTCACCTTATGACGCTGGTATGTTCTACTGTCCATATGTTCCACTACAAATG